CTGAAAAGCACTGTATGCTTCTGCTGGTCTGTTACCTAAATAAGCCAAATGTATTCTCCTATGTACTTATGGAATCAACAACAGAAAGTATTACATCAACTGCACTACCTGTTGAAGCTAATGCCTCTACAGAATCACCAGATTGTAAAACTACTTTTGATCCTCCATCAATTAATTCTAATGATCCACCAGCAGGTATTGGTGCGTCTTTAATTAGATAGTAACTTGTACTACTATTTTTTACTGTAGCATCTACAGTTACAGATGATGTAGATTTGTTTGCAAATCTCATACCAATAATTGCATCATCACTATTTGCTGCAGCTCTTATTTCTGTAGCAGATGTACCTATGCTAGTTTTTAATACTCTTTCAAAATCTTGTGCCATATATCTCCTTTACTATAATGCTATTGCCATTGCAACCGCAAATCCATTTGATGCTAAACTTGTGGCGTCTACAGCAGCAGTTTGCCAAGATGAACCATTGTATACTTTTAAAACATTTGAACTTGTGTTGAAATATAAATCTCCGGCAGTTAGTGCGTCCCCATCATTATCTACTGTAGGATCACTAGCTTTCGCACCTAAATAAGTATCATCAAAATTATCAGCTGCGGCTTCGGCAGCGGCTTGAGCTGCTTGAGCAGCAGTTTTAGCTGTGTCAGCAGAAGTAGCACTTGTTGCAGCATTAGTCGCTGAAGTGGCTGCTTCGGATGCTTTAGTTGTAGCAGTTGTTGCGCTAGATGCAGCACTGGTAGCTGATGAAGCGGCTTCTGATGCTTTTGTCGTAGCTGTCGTTGCAGAAGTAGAAGCAGATGTTGCTGAAGTAGCAGCATTGGTTGCAGACGTACTTGCTTCACTTGCTTTAGTGGTCGCTGTTGTAGCTGAACTCGCAGCACTCGTTGCAGATGATGCAGCATTTGTTTCTGAAGTCGAAGCATTAGATGCTGACGTTGATGCTTCACTCGCTTTTGTAGTTGCGGTTGTTGCAGAAGTAGATGCTGAAGTTGCAGAGTTGGCTGCGTTAGTTGCTGATGATGCGGCTGCAGTTGCACTACTAGCTGCGGCTGTAGCACTTGAAGCAGCGGCAGAAGCAGATGAAGTTGCAGAAGCTGCGTCTACTATTAAATCCCATTTAGCTGAATCTGTATTTGTTGTAAGTGGTTGTGAACCAGAAGAAGTATGAGCTGTGTTAGCTAAAAAAATATTATTGGTAGATGTGTCTTTTACTAAATCTCTTGCAGAATAAGAAGTTGATGCAGACCAATTTCCTCTAAAGGTCCCAAGTTCTTGCGTAACAGTAAGTTCACCATTAGAATCAAATCCTAAAACTTTACTAGCTCTATCTGTTGCACCTACAGTAAACTCTGTAGATGTCATAGTATTTGTTCTTGATAGTTTGATGGATCTGTCTGTTGCTTCCGATACCTGTTGAGCAATCATAGTGTTACGATCCAGACCCTCTTCGTGGGTCTCCGCAGGGAATGGATCATTAGCGATATAATCTATCACTTGAGTTTGCGGGACATTCCTTCTTATAACAACTGTTTCACCCGAAGCTGGTATATTACCAGTAGTAAAAACAACAGTTCCTCCAGAAGCAGATCCTGCTCCTGTAACTGTATAATGAGTGGTTAATGTTTTAGTTGTCTCAGTTCCTGTAGATGATCTAATAATTACTACTAAGTCGCTGTCCGCAAAAATTTTGAAACTGTAAGCAAAGGTAGTTGTACTACCATTTCCATTATGAGAGTTTTTTATAATTGTAGTTGATACTGTCATTTTACTTTCCTATATTACTTTTCTCTTACTAATTCAAGATAACTTAATGCTTGTTGAGCAAAATTTATCATCAATTTATAATAGTCATCTATTAACTCTCGTTTCTCATCTGGTGTAGGTATTTTACCATTTGGAAACTCTTTCAAGTTATATATGTTTCTTATCTGCTTATCTATCTCTTTTATAGACTTTCTATAGTCTAATAATTTTTGCTCGTCTACATTTAATGTTTCTTTTAATTTTTGATACTCTTCAAAATCTCCTGCTTTTTTAGCAAAATCCATACCATTAAGTATCTTCTCAACTTTGGCATATTCTTCAAAAAATTTAACTATAGATTGAGCTGAATATCCGGGTACATCTCTTACATCAAAAGCTCTAACAATAGGTATCTTGGATAGAGTATCTGTAGGTTTGATAGGATCATCTATTATTTTACCTTTAATTATAGCAAAATCTAAAGTATCTATAATATATCTACCTAATCCACCGGTCCATGATCTAAATACATTCTCTGCATGAATAGGATTGGTTGCTAGAAAACTATCATCTCCTACTAATCCATTTAATAGTTTTGAAACTAACTTAAATGTTTCAGATGTATATTCAGTATAGTAAAATTTATTAGGTAGATTTTTATCTAATGATTTTGGAACTAATGGTGCATCTCTAAAGAAACTATAATTCATAAAATTTTCTACAAAAGGTCTAATTACAGTAGGCATAGGATTAAATCCTTTTGCATTATTTATAAAAAATTGTTTTGCAAACTTTGCAAATTCTTGAGGTTCATTTGTTCTTACCCAATCTAAAGTTTTTTCAATAACAGATGAAATTAATGTACCAACCTCAAATGGTTTTGGAAATCTGTAAGGTTTATCACCTATTTTAAAATACCAATAGTTTTGTTTAATCCAATCTGGTTCTTCTTGATAATCTGGATCATCTTTATTTAACATGTAAAAACCTAAAGTTGGTATAACAATGTAAGCACCAATCATAGCAGATGTTCTTCCGGGTTGATCTCTAAATGCTTCGTATATTCTTGTTAAACCTTGAACTCTTGCGTTCCAGAATGGAACTAATCTATTTATGTTTGCACCTAATGATCCTCGTTTAGCATAATCTAAAAGATTTCTAGCTTCAAAACCACCTCTTTCAAGTGCTTGTTTTTCTGTCAAACCTTTTTCAATAGCTTTTTTATAAGTTTTTTCAAAAATTCTAAACCTTGTCATCTCTTCTGATAATCTTGTTAATGCTTTGAATGGAGCTAATATACCTCTGTCAGAATTTCTTATTGGTCCTTTAGAAAGAATATCATAAACTTTACCATCAAATATATTAGGTTTATCAACAGCTAATAATGTAGATTGCATACCACCAGACTTGACATATTTTTTGTACATCTCCATTGCTTTTTTATTATTACCTTTTGTAATAATATTAAATGCACCAATGATTGAATCTTGTATTGGAATGAAACCAACTTTATTTAAAAAACTTGCTTGAATTGTATCTCTAAAAAAGTTTGGAACAGCAAAATCTGGTATCAATATTGCACCAGCTCTAAGAGTTCTTGCAGGTGCGCCAAGGTAGTGCATAAACATATTGGCTCCTTGCTGGTCCATTGTCTTAAAGGCATTTGCTAAATCAACACCTACATCCCATGCTTCAGTTTTACCATCTCTCTTAATAAGTATTTGACCTTTATCTGTAGCTGTAAATTCTTGTCTAAATATTGTAAACTCACTTACAGTTTTATCTGACATTTTATCTATTTCTGATTTTTCAAAAAATCTTTCCAATTCTTTTCTTTGAATTTTTATAGGTTTTAATATTGGTTTTACTTTATTATAATAAGGATATGGATCTGGAGCATTAACAGCTTTTGCTGCATCTTTTTGTTTTGCAATAAAATCTATAAAATTAACTTTGACTTTATTTCGTTCAGCAAGATTTACAATTTTATTTGTATTTTTTACAATAGTATCTAAAGGTGGAAATACTCTCTCCTTACTTCCTTTGATTCTTTTAAATGGATTTACTGATCCTTCAGTGTAACCTTTCTTACCATCTTTAGGAAGCTCTCTTGCAAAAGTAACATAATTTTTATTTGCTTCGGTCATAGCATTAAATGCTTGTTGAGATATTAGACCACCATCAACCGCATACTCTAAAAGGTGTCTTTGATAAGTATCAATTTTTTTTGCTGTTTCTTCAAATTGTAATTTATATTTTTTAACAAATGTTTTTGCAGTAGAAATATCAAACCCTGTTTCAATACCTCTAGCATCTAACTCTACTGCTCTTCTATTGGTTAGATAAGTTTCAAATAACTGCATTTCATTCTTACCTTTTTTTACAATATCTGCTGTAATATCTTTTAATCCTAAACCTTTATCTGTTAAAGTTTTTCCATTTAGTGTATTAAATTCTATAAAGTATGCAGCTCTATTTGGCATACCTTCAAGTATTCTTGTTTGTTCGTATAGATTTAATTTTTCAATACCAGTTTTAGTATTTACCTTTGCTTCTCTCAATGCTTCTAGCACAGGATATTTAGTATCTATAGCTTCTATAATTGCTTTCTTTTTAACTGTTGATCCCATTTCCTTTAATCTCTCAGTAGTTGGTATTTCTACTTTAGGTTTGAAAGCAATGTTTTCTGCAGCTTTATTTGCTAAATCATCTTTAAATAATTGTTCTGGTTTTTCTGGTTGTGGTTTTTCTTTTACAGTTTTTCTATCTAATAATTTATCATAAGCTCTGACATAAGTTCTTGATGATACATCTTCTAATATTGTTTTATCAACTAAAGAATCTTTAAATACTTGATTAGGTTTTTTACCAGTATCTACAAATATTTTTTTAGTTCTATCTTCCATAGTTTTTTTAGGTAGTCTTACACCTAACGCACCAAATAAAACTGCTGAATAACTAAATTCTCTTAGTGTTGGAAGTTGTTGATTCAGTATTGCACCGGCTCCTTCAAATGCTGTAAGCTGTGATGCTACTCTTGTTAAATATTTATCTCCAAGTTTACCAACAAAAGGTAATGTTACTTGTGGAGCTAATGCAGCTCCTGTAAAAATAGCTCCTTGTTTGACACCTTCAATAATACCATCTTTCAAAAAATTTTTTAATATTTCAACTGGCTGACCATAAGATTGTTGTTCTAAACCTTTTAAGATTGTTTCTCTTGCAGCACCCGGAATAGCACCAGCAGTAAATGCACCGGCTATAGGATTTCCTGTAGCACCTGTACCTGCTAAAAAAGCTCCACCATATATAGGTAGCTCTGCACCAAGTGTTAAACCTCTTTCTAATAAACCTTCAAACCAAGTATAATCTTCTGGCTCTTCTTCTGTAAATGCTTCTGACAAACCTCCATCAGTAGCTAATCTATATGTCATATCATATAGTGTTTTACCCCAACCTCTTTTTAATATTTCATCTCCATCAAACTCTTTACCTACTACTAATTCTTTTAAAGATGGTGCATCAGCTTGATCTATTTTTGATTGATATAAAAGCTCATCATCTGGTGATATTGATTCTTGTGTATAATATTCGTTTTCTAATTCTTCTTTTATTTTTTTAAAATACTTTACATTAGCTTTGTTGTCTGCAGGAACTACACTAAACTCTTCTAATATTTCTGCATTAGAAAATCCGGCATTGTTTAGTTTTAATATTTTATCTTTCTTCCAATCTTCTATTTCTTTTTGACTAAAGCCACCTTGCTCTAATAATGTTTGCTGATCACTTAGCTTCATGCTTCTTCTGTGTTAAATCTAGTTACTATTAATGCTGCTGCAATATTGGCAGCTAACGTGTCATCTTTTTCTAATAAATTAACTAAATCTCTGTCGCTTAAATTTAATAAACTTTCTCTTGCTGTTTCATATTCTCCTTTATATTTTTTAGAAAAAGTAGATTCAAAATTATTACCAAATATAGGAGCAGAATTTTTTAATATATCTTTGGCTGTATCTACTTCTATTTGCCAATATGATCTTGCTAAGAATTTTGTTTCTTCTTTTACAGGTTTGTCTGTTTTTTGTACTTTACTTTTATATTGACTTTCTATTTGACCAATTTTAGTTAAATAATCTATTAAAGTTTCTTTTGAAAAACCACCATCACCATCAAAGTTTGTAGCTGCATTTTCTATTGCAGATATTGCTTTGTTTGGAATTTTATAACCGGGTTCATTCATACGATCTAATCGTTCTTTTGCTTTTAAAGCATTAAAAATACTACCTTCTGTTTGATATTTGTTACTCCAGTTTTTAATTAAAACTTCATTTTCACCAAAAAGTAATTTTCCAAATAATCCTACTTGTTTTATATTTTCATCTACATTTAAACTAGCACTTAAATCTAAACTATCTTCATCACCTATATCAATTTTTTTTTCTTCTAGTTGTATTCTTTTTAAATATTCTTCTGCTGTTTCTCCTTCAAGTCTCGGTGGTCCATAAACAGTTTGATTATTTTCTGTAGCCATTTCAACTACAATGCTACTTAAATCTGAAGTCTTAGGTAAAAAATTTTTTATATCTTTAGCAATATAATTTTCAGATGTGTAACTTAATAAATCAGTTGGGTTAGCACCTTGAGCTAATCCATCTAAATATCTTTTATGTAATGTTTGTCTTAACTCACTAGCTTTTGCATTATACTCTTTATCAAAATAATTTAAAAAAGTATTACCTTGAAGTAATGGTACAAGGTTTTCAAAGTATTTTAAAAATTGTTGATCTTGTTTTTTGAAAGTATTATTTTTACTTCTTGTAATAACATCTGATAAAAATTTAAAATCATTATCATTAATTGTTTTATTACCAGCTCTTTCTAAAATACTTTTAGGCTCTGTTTCTCCAGATAATAAAAATTTAGTTGAAGTGTTTTGTATTTCTCCAGATACTATTTTACTTATAACATCTGTGTTAATGTTATAGTTTGTATCAAAACTAAATTCTTTATTAACCATTTTTTCATTTAAGATTACTATTTGATTGTCAGTTTCTTCATCACCTGTTTTAAATTCTTCTAATTCTTCTGTGCTAAAACCAAATTTTTGTTTATCTCCATATTTTTCCATAAACTGTTTTGATTTTTCAATAATACTTTGATTTAAAACAGCACTTGTTACATCTGCTTGTTGTTTAGCAAGTGTACCAAATTCACTTATTAGTTTTCTTCTTTCATCACCTTGTATGGTAGTAAAATTAGTTACATCAGATAAAATTAAAAATGCTTGTGAAGCATTGTTTCTTGCTATTTTTCTTACCTGTGCAACTTCAATTAAGTTAGGAATTTTATCTTTGTAGATTTGTAAATCTTGTTCAGAAATTAATCCATCATTAACTAAGCCTTGATATTCTGCGGTAATAGATTCTCCTACAGTTGCAAGATCAAAATCATTACCACTCTCAACTGCATTTAATATTTTATTTTCAACACTATTAGTTACTTGATCAACTCTTGCTTTAACCATGTTAGCTCTAGTTTGTTTTAAAATATTATTAATGTAAGAAGGTTTGTTAGATGAAATGTTTAAATCAAAATATTTTTGAATATAATTATTACTTGCTTTTGATTTATATTTATCAACAACTTGTTTGTAACCAGCATTAAAAAAATTAACACCTTCATCTGGTGTAGCTTTTAATTTAGCTTGTTCTTTTATTTCTAATAATTCTTGATTAGCATCTGCAATTAGTTGTCCACCTTCTACCTTATTAGATATTTCTTTTTCTTTTACATAGAATTGTGTAATCGCATCTGCGGCTGGTAGTAAAGCTCCAGCTAAACTTGATTTAGGTGAAACCTGTATATTACTTTTTACAGCTCCAACTTCAGCAGTAGGTGAAACAGTAGCTTCAAATGTAGGTATCTTTGCCATTGATTAAACCATCCCCATTTGTTTCATAGTTAATAAACTTGTTCCTGCTCCAGCTAAATAACCTATTGCTTGTTGTCTACCTTGCGCTCTAGCTAATGCACCAGATATTCTAGCAAAGTTAGCTTCTTCTAATTTTTTAGCTTCAGCAACTTTACCATTATATTCTATAATATCTCTTTGAAGTTCTGCTTGTTCAGCATTAGATTGTAAAATCTTTAACGCAGTACCCGATAGTTCTACACCACTTTTTAATACAGCAACTTTTGTAGTAGATTGAAACTTCTCAAAACTTTGATTGAATTTTGCAATATTAAATTCTGTTAATTTAGCTTGAGCTTCTGCTTCTTGCTCTGCAATGATTGCATTTCTATTTGCAACTTCTTGATTAAATTTTCCTATTTCATTTGCAGAGGTAGCTGCTGCTACACTTAATACTGGTCCAATAAAAGGTATAGCTCCAGACATTAAAATATCCTCGCATATCTGTACTGATCTGTACCATCAAAACCAAATTTTTTCATTAAGCCTTCGTTCTCCAAACCTAACCATTCTGCAAATCTTTGACCTTGTTTAAAATCTTTTCTAATTGCAGTTTGTACTCTTTCTATATTGTGTTCTCTTGCAACTCTAGCAAAATCTTTTTTTATTGCACGAGCTACAGCTAAAGGGTTTTTCCAAATCTCATTTGTTGCAATTACCCAACCTTCGGCTACTCGACCCCAAACCATTTTCATTCCGGCAGCAAAGATAGGTTGATAATTAACAATACCTGTAAAAGCTAAGTTGTTTTGTTCTAAATTTTTAGCATCACCTTCTACATTAATGAAGTGTCTATCTGCTTCTAAAACCTTATGGTTCATTTGACAGGATAGTATAAACTGTCCATGTTCTTTTGTATAAGGCACTATATGTAATTCTTTATCCATCATTTGTTACTAACCTCGGGTATAATGATAAGATTGTCAGAGGTAAAGGTTGTGTTTGTCTAACAATCATAAATCCATCTGTATCATAATTTCCTCTAAACTCTACTTCTTTATCTCCTGTGAATGGTGGAATACCTTGGTCCATAGGATCACTTGATGTTCTAAAGGGAACTCTCTCCATATTACTTAGGTCGGGTCCTATTTCAACACCAACACTTTCATATAATCTTGCAGTAACTTCATATATTCTTTTTGTTTTAGCTTGTGATGTACCATTCTGCGCACCAGCATCTATTCTCATTGTTTTTAATAATGATGTATATCCTAATCCTACTTTAACATCAGTAGCAGATCGGTCTAATGTTATTGAACCCGAACTAACAGTTTTATCTGGATGCGTTGCGCCATCTGCTAATATAGAAACTGTTTGTCCTTCAAGATGTGATAATCCAGAAATAGTTGTTGCTGCTGATCCACTGTAAGATAATTGTGAATCTAAAAAATTAAATGATGTGTTATCACTTTCATCAAAATCAAATGTATTTAAAAATTCTACATATCTTTTAGTTGCGCCATTGATTGTTCTTTTAATAATCATGTACAATTCATACTCACTATCTTCAGTTGGTATTACTGCAACAGATTCACAAACTGCTTTACCACTTCCAAAGGCTCCGCCAAAAACATGTCTATGCCAAGCAACTACTTCTTGTTCTCTTTGATATGTTAGTGCAACTAACTCACCATCATTTCTTACACACCAAATAATTGCTAGTGGTTCTTCTTGGTATGCCATCTCTACAATACCTCCATCAGTAACATGTTCGGCAAGGATAGTTAGATCCGGAGCTATGTAACCATCTACATCAAAGTTATAAGCAAGTTCTCTTAGTTTTCTTTTAGCTCTTTGTACAAACAAAGTAGCATTAGCAACTGCAACAGCATCTATGTTTGCGGCACCATGGTTAGATTGTTTTTTAATTAGAATGTTTGTTGGTGTTACAGCATCATTATCTCCACCACCACTAACTGTAAACTCACCACCTGCAGTACCAATAATTAAAGTTCTACTAGCTGCCATAAATCTAATAGCATTAACTTGGTTAGATGCGATTGTATAAATAATTGCATCATCATCTGCTACAGTACCACCAATGTTTGCATCCATGTTTTCGTAATCACCAGATTTAGAAAAGAATACTGTTTGTGGTTGTGATAAAGTTGCGGCAAAAACTAATCGTTGTTCAAAGAATGATACACAAGAAGGATGACCAGTAGTGTCTGAAAACGCACCTAAGTTCCAATCAGTAGATGCACTGGATGATCCTGTGTCTACTAATATTTCTACAGTTACTATTGTTGCATCTGTAAATCCTGTTACTTTTGCATGTCCATCTCTAAATCTAATTAATCTTCCAACATCTGTTGATGCAAATGTATTAGCACTAGCAGTAAAAGTTCTACCAGTTCCTACTGTGTGTGCTGAAGCTGTAATTGTTGTAGTTGATGTGTTAGTATCTAGGTATGGACCATTAGTAAAATCTACCTCTGTTAATGTCCAAGAGGTATGACCTGTTCTTGATAGTTTTCTCGTTGCATGATTTGGATGTGTAATGTACATAACGTCAGCAGATTGTGCGAACTTAATATCAAAAAGTTCTGCAGTAAGATAAGGTGTAGATATTTCATAAGGAGATCCGCTAGATAATATCTGACCATTATCTCTATAGAATCTCATATACTGATTACCTAATTCTAAAATATAAGTTTGTGTTGTAGAAAATTCAAAAGATATTAATCTTGTTTTAGCACTACTTGTTTTTACTTCAGCAATAAAAGTTGTGCCGGGTCTACGAGCTGCAGCACCATGTGGATAGATAACCATGTTCTCTACAGTTGCGCAACCAGCAGAATATTTTGCTAAATCATTTCTACCATCTAATCTTGGTGATAATTCACCCGCTGTAAAATTTGAAAGTTGTGCAGCTACTCTAGCCATGTATTAGAACCTTGAGTTAATAAATGTACCAGCATCTATAACATCTGCCATTCCATCTTCTTGTGTAGTATTATATCCTTCAGTTGAATCAACAAATCTAGCATCTCTTAATTTTTCTTGATAAAGAGCAATCATGTTTTGTTGTGTGGTGTTGTTAGATGTAATAGCATAAGCTATATCTGCAGCTAGTGCTGCTGATAATGTTTCTCTTAAATTTTCATCATATTGGTTTGGATCTGTAACTCTTGAGATGTATAATATTTTCATTGAAGAGTTGTTAGATAATATTGATCTACCTTCTACTTTATGATCTGAATCATAATCTAGTATTCTAAGTAATCTTAAACAATCACCGGGTAGATCATATTTAAAACTGTAACCCCATGCAGGAGTTGTTGTTGATTGTGCTAGTTCTAATCTTTCTTGTAAGCAGTTCCAAGGATGTGATCTGAATACTGCATCTCTTACTTGAGTATATCTTGAATTACAAAGTCTAGCATTTTTTGAATCTTCTGTTAATGAAAGTATGGTTGTAGCACCAAGTTGATTTAATGCTCCATTACAAATATCTACTGTTGATGCCATACTTACTCCATATTTCTTTTTGAGTTAATTTCAACTCATCTTTTTTCTGCTTAGTTACATCATTAATATCTGTTATATCAATTTTTTCAACTAAAGCATATCTATAGATTTTATTATCTCTTCCCCATTGAAAATGCAACAAAAGTCTAGGATCTTTATATAAATCAATTAGTCTTGGATCAAATCTAGCTATTGTCATTTTTTAATATATATTTTCTTCTGATCTCTCTATTATTTTCTAGTTGCCAAATTTCTTTCTCTGTTCTCTCTTCTTTTAGATCAAATCCATAATGATACTTGGGACCATGTTTGAATCTGTCTACCAAAACATACCTATATACATAGTTATCTTTCTTGAAATGTAATACAGGTTTTAAATCTTTTATCTTTTTCATGCACTTTAGGCGGGTTCCACTCTCGCTTTCCCCGCCTAAAATTCTTTTTATTAATCTACAACGTACATCATAGTTAATTGAATAGTTCCAGTACCTGCAGCACCACCCATAGTTACTGACACAGGAAGTCCATCCTTGTCAGCATTTACAAGTGAGTTTTCACCTAATGCAATAGTATTAGCAGCATTAGCCGCACCTGCAGATGCAGATGATGCAGCCGCTTTATAAGCAGCAGCAGCAGCACTTACAGAAGTACCATCAGCATCATTATGCGCAGCATAACCTACTGATAGAGTAGTTGAACTACCTAATGCGTCATGTGCTAATCTACCAGATACAATTCTTGCACCATTTGGTAAATTGAACATTTCGATCACATCACCAGAAGCTAGAGAAGATGCTTCATATTCTGCATGAGCAACTCTTATTCTACCTGCTAGTTCAGTAGTATCAATTTTCTCGGAAGGAACATTCTGATTCCATTTAGTCTTTTGTGTCGAATAAACTGTAGCCATATTTTCCTCCTATTATGCTTCGTGAGCTTGGACCTCTACTACTTTTTCTTCTTCCATTCTTGTAGCACCAATGCTCATGCAGTAGTACACTTGAGTAGCATAAGATTTATCAGCTCTTTCGTCTATTCTAGCTGAAACATCTTTACCAACTGCTAATGTAATACCATCTTGTGCAAATGCGATACATGATCTTTTAGAAGATGCAATAGATAGTCTGTTTGATACAATAAAGTTAAAACCAAGGAACGAGTTGATTTCACCATTTGCCAATGCTTTGACAGTGTTAAAATCGGAACTTGTTACTTCAGTAGTACCTAATAGATCAGTGATCTGTCTAGGTGATACCACAATGTATCTAGCGATTGAAGGATCTACACTTGCTAAGTCGAACTTTTCTTTTGCAGTTCTTAACTTTGCAATAGTTAAACCAGCTGTACCAGATTCAGTAATTTTCTGAGCTGAAGGTAATACAGTTGATGTTGATCCTGTTTCACCAGTAAATGCAGTTCCTAAAGCGGCACTGATTACTACGTCATCCATAGCTCTACCCATAGCCATAGCTGCAGCTTGAGCATAAGATGAAGTCGGGTCTATTAAAAGACGTACTTTGTCCTGTTGGTCTATTAAATCCGCAAATTCGTAATCCGCAAGAGATACTCTTCTTCTTGCATGTGGAGTGTCAATTTGTGGAGTGTCAGAATGTCTGCTAGTTTTTTCAACAGCAGTTACACTTCCTACTTGATCGAAGAAAGCATTTTTTCCGACAACAGATTCCAGACGTACTTTGTCTCTTAATAACGATCCCATTTGTTGAGACAACATTTGAATGTTAGCAGAATATTGCTGTACAAATGCTGTAGTTATTTGTGATGACATATTAGTCTCCCATTGTTATGATTTATGTTAAACAACAGAGAAGTTATCCACCTGCGTAGGCATCTCTTGGATTTAAAGTCTTTTAGACTAGAAGTCTATTCCTTCTTGTCAGTAAGGTTCTTTTTAAGAATTGTCTTACTTTTAATCCATTTATAATAATTTTCGCAGATTGGCAAGGGATCATTTTTTTGGAACTCTGTTCCATTCTCTTTTACGATCCTTAGTATCTCCAGTTTAATCTCTTCATTGTTTAAATGATTACTTTCCATCATTCAACATCTCTCTTAAAGTATAAACTTGTTGAACAACTTTGTCGTGATCTGGATGAGACTTATTCCAATATGGACCATTAATATCATTGGTAATGCTTGATATTTCAGTTTCAATGTCTGCGTTTGAATTAACATTCTCGCTTTCAGTTGTAACCATTTTATCTTCTGACATCATACTTGCTATCTTTGCAAAGCCTTTTATTATTTCTGGATGATCACCAAGTCTGGTCCCATTTGATAAAGTCATATCTAATACTTCTGGATTAATATTTGCTTTAGCAATCGCACCAGCTTGTTTTACTTTTGCATCAAAGTCTCTACCCCATTCTTGTCTTAACACTTGTTCAGATTGAGCTTGTGCAGTTTCAGTATCTATCTTTGATTGTTGTGCAATGCCTTCCATATTATTTTTATAAAAATCTAAGATACCTTCAGCTTGTTTGTTATTTAAACCAAGTTTATGAGATTGTTCGGCAAAAGATTTAATTGCACTATCATCCATCTTTACAACATCTGATTCAATTTTTAAATTATATTGATCTGGTGTTTCTGGTCTGCCAAGTTTTGTATAGGCTTCTTCCCAAACTTCTTCTGTAGAATTTTTATTTGGTACTACAATTTTATCTTGACCAATCATTCTAGTTGCGTTGATATAGCTTTTTGCTAACGCATCTATCTCTGTAAATTTTTCTATGCTAGGATCATTTCTATATGTTTCACTAATAGAATCTTTCCAAGTTGATTGAGTTGGTTGCGGTGCAGGTGTGTCTGCAGTGGCAACTGTTGTTTGTGTTGCTTGTGGTTGTGCTTCTGTAGTCGCTTGATCTACAGGCACAGTTTCCTGTGTTATCTGTTCATTTGACATTTTTATTTTTCCTTGTTTTGCAGCATTGATTTAATAAATAGAAGAACACTGCGTTGTCCTTCCATGTATGCACTCTCATGGCTATCACCTTTTACATTAGTGGTAGAATGATAATGACATCTTTTTTCAAGATCAGCTAAGACTTTCTTGCCTTCTTCTGTATTGAATATAAATTTATAATTTGTTTGTAGTTCTTTTATTACTTTCTCTAGTTGTTTTGTTTCCATACTATTCCACTTCAGTATTTGCTAAAGCTCTTGCTTCTTCCGGCAATGCTTTCGCTAGTGGTGCTACATCTCCTGCGGCTTGTGCAACTTGTTGCATCTGAGCCATTTGTTGTTGTTGTTGTGCAGCTTGTGCTGCTTCTTCTCTTTCTGCATTAACTTGTGATTGTAGTTTTAAAACTTTTTGCGGAACTCCTACAAGATCAGCAACATGTTTAACTAACGCATCAAAGTTAATATAATCAAATACTGGAGCTACATTAGCAAGTGATCCTAGTATTTCTATACCTCTAGTGATTGATGAAAGCTCTGTAGATTTTTGTGCTTTAGCTAAAGGAGAAACATATTCTATCTCTATGTCTTGACCAGATAAAAATTCTGGTGCAGGAGCAAACTGTTCTCTTCTAAATAAAATATTAAAGCATCTATCAATTAATGGTTTTAATAATTCTGATTGTAATCTACCTAACACTGGACCTAACAATCTCATCTTCTCTTCGTTTCTTTGTATAACTTCTGTTGCTGTCATTTGTGGTCCTTGTTGCATCAATAGTTGATCTACATAAAAAACATTTCTGATAGCAGTTCTTCTTTGCTCTTCCATGTTTAAACCTAATGGATTGTTTGCACCAATGTTTAATGGTTCAATTCTATCTCTTGTACCACTTCTATAAAAATTTAATCCACCCGGTACAGTTCTAACTGGTAATAAGAAACCATCATCCGGAACTAATAGTGGTGGGTCCACCTGTTTCTGCGCAGCTTTGATTGTAGTTTTTGACATCTCGTTTAGCATCTTTACGTCTGGCAAGGCTGTCATAGCTGGTGATCTTCCATAGATTTCGTGTGATGCTTTTAAGTATCTAGGCACTACAAAAGGAAACTCTTGGAAACCCGATACTGATAATTCATTACCATTTTTCATTTCAATGTACACAGATTCAAATGGCATGTTATCTGTATCTTTTAATTTAGGATTGTAATCTGATCTTGGGTATACAACATGTAACATCTCTACTTCGTTGTATGGATCTTTTGCTGATTGCATTTTAATATCGCTTGAAACTTTATCACCAAACTGTTGTATTGCGGCTCTTACTGATAGTTTAAATTTTCTGTATACTGTATCTATTCCACCTTTATCATCTTCAGCAATAAAGATTTCATTAATGTGTCTTGTAGAAAATTTTAAAATATCTTGATTATCTTCTTGTATAAACATTGCTGCTGTACCAAAAGTAATTAGATCATGGTACAGTTCAAATATTTCTTGTTGAAAGTTTGATCTGTTAAATGCTGTGTACATAACTTCAGTTGCGTTCTCTAACCAAAGTTTAGCTTCATCTTCCATTTCTAAAGATGAATCTTTAAATCTTAATGAGAACCAAGGTGTTGAAGGATTGGTTAGCATCCCATGTAATGATGCTGCTAATAATTCTACTGCTTGTATTGGAGATGAATCAAAAATTAATTCTGTTCTCTTATCACCTTTTGATCTTGTCTTAGTAACATCAGCTTTTCTTGGTTGCATGTAGTCTGCAACTTCTTGCCAATGGGTTTCCCAATTTTGTCTTTGCGCTTTTAATCTATCAAATCTTGATAATAAGGATTTAGTTAAATCTGTTTTTGCCATTATACGTTTCCTAATAAACTTTTCTTACCTAAAGAGTAATCATCTGAAACTTTTGTTACACCTTTTGATGAAGTTAATGTATATCTTTTTCTTCCTTCTTTCTTAACTTTTCTAACATCATATTCATCTGACTTAGCTTTTTCTTCAGCAACCTTACCTTCTGTAGTTAATATAGTTTGACCACCTACTTTTTTTTCAGTTACAACATTAGCTCTTGCTTGGTTATCTCCTCCTCCATCACCACTTTTCATAATAACATTTTTAAATACTTTTGTTCCATCTTTATTTGTGTGAACAATTTTCTCTCTACTATAACCTGCAGATACATTTCCATAAGCATCTGTTGCACCAGACGTTCTGTTATCTAAATAACTTTTATAAACTTCTTCTTGTTTTGTGCTGCTTAAATTTCTAAATTCTTCTTGTGTATATCCAATATTTGTTTTTGCTCTTTTAGATGTTAAAACATCATCATAAAACATTGTTCTAGTTGCTACTGATCCTTTTTTAAATCCTTCTTTAAAAAGACCTGTAGCTCCTATTAATTTTTTGTTTTCAATATCTGTAGCACCTTTAGTTTTAAATACTTCTATTTTAGCATCTGTATCATCTTTTTCTGAATTAGTAATTTTATTTTTTTTTATTTTTTTTTCTGAATAAGTAGTCAGACCTTTTTCTTTACTTAATGCCTTCTCGTATGCAGATACTTCAGTATCGTTGCTTCCGCTGCTTCCTGCTGATCCTGCACCCATATTAATCCTTCTTTCCTAATAATGTGTCTAACGCATCTTCTTCTGTTTCTTGTATTCCAAGAGGTCCAGTAAGGATAGTTTCTTTTCTACCTCTTCTTCTTCTAGCGATAGCATCTTGTTCTTTTTTAATTCTTTCTTTTTCTTCTGCTGAAAGCTCATCACTCGGTGGCTCCGGTGCCGGAGGTGGTGGTGGTAATGTTGGCATTTTTGGTTTAAAAATTGAACCCATAATTATAAAATCCTATAATTATTATCTGCTACAACTTGTGGAGCAGTTTGTCTAGTATTAATTTCTTGGAGACCAACAGCGAGATACCTCATGGCATCACACGCATGGCTGCTCCAATCATGGACAGGTTTTGATCTAAACATTCTGTTTTTATCAATATACTTCCTGTGGTAATGTCTTAACGCATCTATCAAACTTTTGCAATGCTCAACATCAATCCAACATCTAGGTAACATCATTGTTGTTGCATGGATGCCATCTTCTAATGGAATTTTTGGTACGACTTTAAACCTTAATCCTAATTGCGTAGCGACCTCTCTTCGGGTTTTGCCATTTCCAAATTCGGTAACTTCAATGTCATGCGGAGCAAAATGATCTTTGTAGATATATTCTTTTTCATTAATCATCTTAATGTAATAAGGTAGACCTTGACCTTTTTCTTCGTGGTAATCAATTATATTAATGGATCTACCAAGCTGCTGATAAAATATTATAGAACTGTGATCTGATACTCCAAGGTCCCATGCTGTTGATACTGGTAGCGCAGGATCGTAAGGCACTCTGGTAAGCTGTCTGTCATCATCTAGTTTTGCAATCACATCTCCATATACTGCACCTTCTATGTTGGCAATCCAATCGCATTCAAACTCTTGCTGATACTTCTTATCTCCCATAACTTCTTTTGCCTTATCTAATTCATCTTGATCAACTATCTTTGTAGAACTAGCTTTAGCTTTGTAGTGAAACCAATCATCCGCACCTTGTGCGTGTTGGTACAATTCGTAAAAGTTATTCTGCATACCAGAAGGTGTACCTATAAATACGCAGTAACCCTTTCTGTCAGATAGTGCCGGTCTAATTATTTCTGGAAACAACTTACTGTTTACGTTTGCGTACTCATCAATTACGCAGCCATCAAGATATATACCTCTTAACCCATCTGGGGATTCGGAGCCTAGCAAGGTGATACGAGAGCCATTTGGTAAATCTACACGCAGCTCTGTTTCATTAAACTTGGTGTGGGGTATCTTGGCGGTAAACTGTTTCATGTAATCCCATGCAATAGACTTTGCTTGTTTGAAGGTGGGTGCAATATAGGCATACCTAGGGTTTTTATTTTGGGACAACAATGCTGACCTAATTAGGTGGTTGATCATACATACTGTCTTGCCAAACCTTCTGTGGCATACCAGTACATTCCATCTGTGATTGTCTATTTGTTTGTGCAAGTAGGCTTGATGCTTCCTTGGTGTGTAGGGTATTTTAATATCCATATTTAGTGTATTCTGTCAGACTTCATACTACTAATAGGTTGATAGTCAAAACCCATACTAAGCATAGCATAAGTAATAAATAAATTAGCAGTTTTCTTATTGGGAAAGCCATAAAACTTAATTATTACGTTGTTTGTGCCTTCTTCAATGTAAGCAACTGAATCTAAATCATCCATACTAAAGTAATCCATATACTACATTTAGTGCATTTGAAAAAAAATAAAACTAAAAAAGTGTTTGTGTATAAAGGGGTGGCTGGATCTAAGGGTGTCCTCAAGTCCGGTCTATATATATAATAAAAAATGCGACAGGTTTTTGGGGGTATAGGGGGTCAAGGTTTCCAAAAAATAAGTCCTTGTTCTATATATATATCTTTTTTAGATTAGTGATAATAAAAGATTATCAAACCTAAACCGGTCAATGTTTTATTTTCTATAGATAGGTCAATAATACTGTCGTTTGTTTTATCGCATAAAAAAAGTTTGCGCTCTATAAATTAAAATAGGAACATTTCAAAACAACTTCAACTAAACCCAATAAACATTAAAATAATTCTAAACTGTAAATATGCAACACTGCTGCAAATAT